CGTGTATTTGATGATTTTCCGCTTGACCTCTATGTCCATTCCCTGGGTGTAGTAAGGGCTTCTAAGCTCGACCGCCAGCACGTCGAGGATTTGCTCCGGGAGGCTGTCGATGAAGTTCTGGGTCATTGTTCCCCTCTCGTATTCGAGCAGCATTTCGATGGCGCATTTCAAAGCGTGGGACAGACACACCATGTCGGTGTCCGTCTTCAGCTGTGAAGGGAGGAGGTCGAGCAGTTCGCCGTCTGAAAGTTTAATCATTTTCAATCCCTCCGTATGTGATCGTCTGTTTGTCTACCCTTGCCACGCTCCCGGTTGGCACTTCTGTAAATGTCGGGCTTGTGATTTCCGCCCTCTTTGCCCCTGCGTCCACGACCATCTGGGTCAGGACGGACGGGTTGATGTCCCTGCCTATCGTCCCGGTCTGCCACGTGATGTATTCCGCCACCGCCTGGGCGACCGCAGTCTGAATGGAGACCGCTTTGTCGGTGTCGCTCTTGTTGATGTAGTAGGTCAGCTCGATGTCGAAGGTCTGTTCCGTTGGTGCGAGGACGGTCAGCTTATCGGTGAGCGGTCGGATTTTCTCGTCGTCGAGGTATTCCTGAACCTCTTCTATCACGGTGGTAGTCGGCATGGATGCGTCTGCCATCATGAATCGCACCTCTACCTCGCATGGGTTCGGGCTGGTTACTTCCACATCTCCAATGGAGGAGGAGTAGTTCTTCGTGTGGTATTTGTATGCGTCTCTGGGTCCTGCCACCGAGTATCCTGAAGGGGCGAGGTAGATTCGCTCTGCGAAGTCTTCATCAGATTCAATCTCCGAGCCTCCGCTGGTGGTGGTTGTGTTCGCCACGCTTGCCACGTATGCGATCGGGTCTACCAGAATGTTCAAAGCCCCTGCTATCAGTCCGTTGCCGGATTCTCCATCGTCGGTGCAGGTTGCCGCCACGTCTACGGTGGTTTCCCCTATCTGGATTTCCGCCACCTCATCCGTTGCAAAGTATAAGCTGTCGCCATTCGTAACCCTTGCCCCTGCAGGAATGGTTACGACGGATTGCTGCGGTGCAGAAAGCGTGAAGCGTACCGTTGTCACAGCTGGCGTTGCCTCCAGTCTTGCTACGCCCCGGTTCGCTCCGAGGTGATCCAAAAAATCGCCGTATGCGTATTTCAGCAAGTCCATCTTTCCTGCCATGTCGATGTGGAGGAGCATCTGGTATAAAAGGACGGAGCAGGCGTAAATCTTCAAAGTTTCCGGGTCTGCCCTGCGGAGCTTCAGCGTCTTTCCCGGATTCAGCTCTGCGTATTTGTCCTGGTATGCTTCTACCATTGTTTTCTGAATGTCGTCGAGGGTCTTGCTTTCGATGAAGCTGACCTCTGGCAGATTCAGGATTTCCTTTATCATTCCTCATCATCTCCTTCCTCGTATTCGTCGTTTTCCTCGACGTAAACCGCCACGCTCAGGACGCCGTTTTTGTTCTCCCACTCGATGTCTGCTATCCTGATTTCCGGCATGAATTCGAGAACCTTTTCATCCAGTTGCGCTGCGAAGTCGTTCATTGCCAGCTCTGGCGGCTGGTCTGATATCTGGATGTCGAGACCGAATCCACGGCTGCCAGGAATGGTGCAGGCGATTGCCGCCATAAGGGAGCGGAGGTTCGTGTCGATTCTCTCGAAGTCGGACAGACCGTCCATGTTCACGGTCTTGATTTCGTTTGTAAATGTTCCAGCCATGCCGTCCCTCCTATCTGTATTCTCCGAATGTGATTGATGCGGTCGCTCTTACCAGCTCTCCCTGATTCCATATCTCATTCCAGTTTTCCGTTCCGCTCGAAATGTAGAACTTGTTTTTTGCCACCTTTTTTCCGCCCACGTAAAAGTAGGCGACCGTTCCCTTTTTTGCTGCGGATCTGAATAATTTCATTGTTGCTCTGGGCTTCACGCCGAGTTCTGCATCGAGAATAATTTCGAGGCTGATTTCGTCCATTCCCGGTCCCTGAAATTCCATCTTTGGTCTCTTGCCGATGATGCTGTGGCTTGCCCATCGCCCGGAGTATGTCCTTTTCATTTTCTGAAAGGAGAAGACCTGATCAGAATTGACTTTGAATGTGATCCCTCCCCAGCTTGCTATCGCTGCCATCTATTTCGCCTCCTTAGTTCGGGGTGGATGTCGTTCCGCCTACCGAGTCGGTGTGCTTGTGGTCTTTGAGCGACTTGCCCCCGGCTTTCACATCCCCCTTTGTGGTGGTGATGTTTCCTCCGGCTGTGATGTTTCCGTCTGTGGTGACCGCCCCCTCCAGCACGAGCTTGTCTGCGTGGATCGTGAGCGTTCCGCCGTCGTACTCCATGTATGCCTGCCCGAATGTCTCACCCATTTCCTTGCGGAAGGTTGAATCCGGGGCTGGCGGAGTGTTCTGGGAGTTCCAGTAGCGTCCCATCATAACCCCTGCAGCCGCTCCGTTGGAAAGGTGCAGGACGAGAACCTCTGCGCCGATCGGCGGCATCTTGTATTCGTCCGTGAAGGAGAACACAGGGATTTCCGCCGTCACGCTGTCGTCCCTGTCGGGGTATGTGACACGGATTGTTCCGCTCGATGTATTGACCGAGGATACTCTTCCTATCCGTATCAGCTTTTCGCTGCTATCTGCCATCTTGTCTTGCCTCCTTACTCGAATGTTCCATCATCCACCCAGCCGTAGACATTCGAGGTGGAGTCAGTGTGTATCAAGTGCCACGGGTGCGCCTTGCCTGAGCCATTGGCGATGGTTATCTTTGCCTTGCCTGCCCTTGCATTGTACCCCTTTGCACCTGAGTAGCTGCTCACGTAATGTGTGCCGCCTTTGAAGTTTACGATGTCCCCAACCTTGTAGCTCTTGGTGGAAGTCGTAGCCGCCGCCGTTGTGGTTTTCTGTTTGTATGCGACCGCTTTTTTCTGTACCTTGTGGGCTTCTATCTTTTGGCTGGTGGCGGAATCCCCCAGCGTCCATGTGACTTTGTCCACGAAGTATTTCCCCTTTAGCTTTCCGAAGTCTGCGCCCAGGGTAATGCATACGCCTGCGCAGATTTTCGGGTTCGGGAAGATTCCCCCCGAAATCGTGGTTGCACTCCGATTGGATTTATTGACCTGAGCCGCCCCTTTGATTAAAGCCTCCGCCTCGCTGGAGCAGGTTTCATTGACTTTCAGGACTCTGCTTCCTTTGGCGTTTTCCGCTTTAAGCCCCACAAAGACGGAGATTTCATCCTTGCCGTCGGCTGGCTTGTAGGAAACCCTCGCCCCGGTGTATGTACCGTAGATGCTGTCGGTCACGGAAAGTCCGCCCTCCTCGAAATTCTTCAGGTTAAGAGTGGCGACGGAGGATTTGTTCTCCAGCGTCGTCTGGTCGTAGACCACGATTTTGTTTTTGTAAATTTTCATTGCGAGACCGTAATCCTCGCACAATTTGGATAAAAAGGAGCAGTCGTCGTTGCTTTGCTCCAGTTTGTCTATGGTGTAGCTAGGCGCACTGTAATCGAGCTTGAGGCTGTACCTTTTGCAGATTTCCGTTGCGATTGCCTGAATGGTTACCTTTTCCCACGTCTTGTCTCGCTCCCTGGTGCGGAAGGATTCAGCCGCAGGCTGTGAGATGCAGGAGAAGTCTGCGGTCTTGGGTCCGAAACTGAACTTGATGTCATCCAGCGTGAAAGAGCCACAGGAGAGTTTCTTGTCTTTTCCCTTGTTGTTCCAGTTCAAAAATTTAATGCTGCCACTGACCGTGTTGCCCTTGGTCGGGTACCATTGGTTCAGCCACTTGCCGTCGATGTTGTGGAGGGTGATGGAGAGCGTGTCGCTGCTCCCGGACGCTACGTCGGTGTAGGTCACGCTCTGCAGGTAGTCCTTCAGGGTGGTGTCCACCTTTTTGCCGCTGAATGTAAGCGACGGCTTTGCCTTCCGTCCGATGTTCTTATCACTCATCCGCATTCTCCTCCGTTTCCTCGTCATCGTCTGACCGCCAGTATGGTGCGTCTTCGTCCGGCTCTTCCGGGAGTTCGGGAACGGTCAGCACCGTTCCTGAACTGAATACCAGCGTATCTATCTGTGGGTAGTTGGCTTCTATGAGGTATCTCATGTACTTTTCATCGCCGTACATCTTGTAGGCTATCAAGTCCCAGGTATCGCCCTGGATTGTGGTGTATGTGCTTGCCATCTCCTAGCCTCCTTTATGCGAATCCTACCCTGCCATTGTTCCGCACCCATTCGTTTGCCATCTGTTCAAATTCCGACTGGCTCATCTTGCTTGCCGTCTCCAGCGTTTCCTGATCGGCGTTGCCCTCGATGACATAGGTCGGGTTGAAGTTGAAGGTCGGGCTGGATGTCGTTGTGGTTGTCGTGTTGTTCGTGGTCGTTCCACCGAGGGTGTCGATGGTCTCTCCAATCACGCCGCTCCTATTGCCTGTCGGTGCGCTCATGTCACGCATCTGCTGGCTCTGGTCTTGGACTGGCTGAGTCATTGCAGTTGCCGCCGTAGCCACGTCGCTTGTCCGGCTCTCCATTCCGAGTGAGAGACCCTCAGCCGTGTACTGCCCGGATTCCATCATCAGCTGTGACGGTGAGTGAATCTGAAGGGCTGCGTTGACTGCGGTCGCTGCGGTCTGGGCGATGCTCTTTGCGGTTTGCTCCACCTGACTCTTCATGGAGTTCATTCCATTCAGGAATCCCTGCATCATGTTCCGCCCGGAACTTGTGAGGTCTATGCTGAATGCGGAGCGGATTCCGCTTGCCGTGGTGGTTGCCACGAGGACTATCTGCGTTCCTGCCTGCCTGATCACTGCCACCATGAGGGTGGTCTGTGTCCGGGTGGTTGTCTGAGCCTGGTTCATCGTCTGGTTGATTCCCTGGGCGTATGTCTTGAACGCCACCACCCCTGTCGTGGCTGTGAGTGCCAGCGTGGTGAGTGCGCTTGCCATCGTCCGGGATGCAGAGACGCTTGTGGTCATTCCTGTTGCCAGTTTCGTGGACGCACTTCCTGCCTGCGTCATCGGTGCGACGATCCTCTGCAGGGAGGCTGTCATTGGTGTGATCGCTGTCCCGAATTGCAGGAACGCTGCGGTCGCCAGCCTTGTGGAAGTTCCGAGGAGTATTGCCTGGGTTCTGAAGGTTGCGATGCTGGTGTTGATTGCCAGCATTTCCACCATTACCAAAGCGAGAGCCGCCGCCATCGCCACGAGCGTCACGTCTGTTGCCGTAATGGCTACCGCAAGTGCAGCCACCGCCACCGTTCCTGCCACGACCGCCGCTGCGAATGGTACGATTGCCACGGTGACTGGTGCGAAGGCTGTAGCCAGTGAAGCCATGGAGGCTATCATTCCCAAGCCGAAGCCCTTCATCTCTTTTAATCCTGACGCCGCTGTCGACGCTGATTCTGCGATGATTGCTATGGATGCCGCCACCGCTACCATTTCCACGGCGAGTGGTGCGAATGCCACATCTGCGGCTACGGCTGCGATTGCCAATGCCGCAAATCCTACGGCTGCGGCTGCAGCTCCTACCCCGGATGCCACCGCTCCGGCTGCGAATACGACCATTGCCGCTCCGAGTTCCGCTATTGCTATTGCCCCGGACGCTCCGTATTCTGAAAGCGTCGGGAGGGCTGCGCTAATGATCAGCAGGGCTGCACTTCCTAAAATTGCCGCCGCCGAAACCACGAGGAGTGCCGCTCCGAGAGCCGCCGTTGCCGCTGCCCCTGCTAAGAGGAGCGGAGCTAAAGCCCCGGCAGCCGCTCCAAATGCGATTATTACCACGAGGAGTGCTGCCAGCGTCACGATTGCTGGTGCGCCTGCGGCAGACAGTTGGATTGCCGTGTTGGCGAGGAGTGCCATCGCTGTTGCCGCCAGCAGAAGTCCTGCGCCCAGGAGGAGCATTCCTGCGCCGCCTGAAACGAGCATTGGTCCCAACAGAGCCGCCACCGCCATGAATGCCATAAGCCCTACCACCATGGCTGCGAACATCACGATTGCACCTGTCCCTGCGGTGGTGAGCTGGATTGCCGTGTATGCCATGACTGCCATTCCTGCGGCTGCTATCAGAATCGCCGCTCCAAATGCCAGCAGTCCGGGCGCGGCTGTTGCCAGCTGCGTTCCGAATGCCCCGGCTATTGCCATGATTCCTGCCATGCCTCCGATCATAAGGGTGAGGGCTGCAAAGGCGAGGGGTCCTGCCTGTGAAATCTGGACGGCTGCGTAGCTCATGAGAGCCATTCCGGCAGCCGCCATCAGGATTGCCGCTCCGAAGGCTATCAGCCCTTGCTGGCTCGACTGCAGCTGGGGTCCTACCTTTGCCGCTACGACCATGAGGGCTACCAAACCTCCAGCCATCAGGGTGAGGGCTACCGCCGCTCCGGGTCCTGCGCTGGAGATTTCCTTTGCCGCATTTACGAGCAGCCAGATTCCTGCGGCTGCCAGTGCCAAGCCTGCGCCTACGCCGAGGATGTTCTTTGCCACCGACGACATGCTTTTGCCTGCACTTGTGATTCCCTTTGCCGCCGACGGTACCGCCTTGCCTGCGGTCTTGAATGATGTCACAAACCCTTTGATCGTTCCTCCGATTCCGTCGAGGACTGCGAATCCTGCGACTATCCCCGGAAGGAGTGCGATTATCTTTTTGAATGGCTCGACCTCATCATCGCCCAGGTAATCGGTGTAATTCTTCAGGGCGTTCTTTGCCTCGGTCATGAGGTAGCTGATTGCCTCCACAGCTGCGTCTTTCAGCTCCGGGAGGTTGTCGAGCATTCCTTTGGCAAATTCCACCATGAGGTGCGCCCCTGTGGTCATCACTTTCGGTCCCAGCTTTATCAGGACTTGGATGAGGGCTGTCCCCAGCCTTGCGAGGGATGCTCCTATCTCCGTGGAGTTGCCGTCTATTCCGTCTATCAGACTTTCTGCGATTGTTGCGGCTGCGTCGATGAAGTCCGGGGCTTTGTCGGCTATCTGGGTGATTCCGTCTGCGAGGACGTCTCCGATTGCCGATGCCAGTCCCTCGAAGCCTCCGCTGTCGAGAGCGTCTTGTAATATTCCTAGTTGTTCGTTTGCGTACTGGACGACTTCCCTGAACGGTGTCTGCATGTACTCGTAGATGGAAATGCCGAAGCCTTCCGCCGCACTTTTCAGGAGGGTTATGTCGCCCTCTAAGTTATCCAGTTTAATTGCCGCCATTTCTGCTGCGGCACCTGTCGAGTTCTCTATTGATTCTGTCAGGCTGTCCCAGTCGCTTTCGCTGGTGTTCACGATTGCCAGCAAGCCGTTCATCGCCGATTGTCCGCCCAGCATGTAGGCGTAGTTTTCCTTTTCGGCATCTGAAAGGTTCGCAAAGGCTGACCGCATGTCCGTCAGGACATCCGCCAGCGGTCTCGCTGATCCGTCTGTGTTGTACATGGAAAGTCCCAGCTCTTCCATGGCTTTGGTTGCGTTTGAGTTCGTTCCACTCATTCGGGAGAAGGCTTTCGCCAGCATCGTTCCTGATTTCTCTCCCTTGATTCCGCTGTTCGCCATCGCTCCGAGTGCTACCGCCACATCCTTGGTCGAGTATCCGAGCGAGCCTGCGGCTGTTGCCACCTGCTTGAAGGATTCGCCCATCATGGACACGTCGGTGTTACTGTTTCGGGCTGCCTGCGCCAGGTCATCCACGAATGCGTTCGTGTCTGAAGCAGAAAGCCCGAAGGCTGTCAGCGCATCGGTCACAATGTCGGAGGTTGTGGCGAGTTCCTCGCCTGTTGCCGCCGCAAGGTTCATGATGCCCTCGATACCGTCCAGCATATCCTGCGTTCCCCAGCCTGCCATTGCCATGTATTCCATTGCCTCTCCAGCCTCGGTTGCGGAGAAGGCGGTCGTTGACCCCATCTCTTTTGCCTTTGCTGTGAGTGCCTCGAATTCCTCCCCGGTCGCACCTGAAATGGATTGAACCGTTGACATCTGCGCTTCGAATTCCTTTCCCACGCTGACGGAGTAAGCCCCCACGGCTGCTATGGCGGTTCCGGCAGCCGCCAGTGTTGCTGCGGTTGCCTTTGCTGCCACGCCTACGCCCTTGAGCGCAAGG